GGCTATTTTGTAACCCAATAGCTATACTATGTAAAAATCCATTTGCTGGTATTGGCAATAGTGGTAAAATTTCTGATAAAGCAAATAAACCATATCCTAATATAGTTGTAATATATGAACTATCTGACATATTTTTATAATACAATACATTATTTTATGTAAAATAATTAAACACACATCTAGTAAAAAAACTGATTTATTTTTATTATATCATATTAATACAATAGTTGTTATCAAAATGGTACATACAAGATTACAAAAAAGAAAAAACGATGAAATAAATCAAAATGATACCAGTAACTTAAATGACAGTACCGGTAATTTACAAGTCAATAGCGAATTCTCTAATGTAATAATTACAAAAAAAAAAAGAAAATATCAATCTATAGTCCAAGATAAAATTCAAATTGGTATAGTCGAAGAAACAGATACCTTACCGTCAATTCGACAAGATACCAATAATGAAACAGGTGCTGAAACAGGTACTGAAGCAGGTACTGAAACAGGTACTGAAGCAGGTACTGAAACAGGTACTGAAACAGGTACTGAAGCAGATAATGAAACAGATAATGAAACAGATAATGAAAAAAACAAGGCAAATATAATTACACAGACTATACAAAATATTTTACAAAAGTTTATTAAAAATAATAAAGACGACTACGACGAAGAACGCGAAGAAGACGAAGAATATAAAAACAAGCCAAAGGATGATTATGACCAATATCTTAAACATATGGAATCTATATATGATGGAAATTTCTTTACAAGAACATCGATAGACGATAGAAAAAGTAAACTAAAATCGTCATATACAATTGACGAAATTAAAAATATGAATGGAGAATTAAAACGATTAAAGGAGTCTTATAAATCTAATGCTCCAAATGTTACAGATATATTAAATATGGATATTGATATTACTAAAAAACAAATGTTATTAGAAAAGGTGCATCAATATATTAATTCTGAAATATTGACACCAGAATATACAAATAATTTAAAATTTTTAACATCAAATATTAAACAATATAAAGATACAGAACTTCAAGCATTAGAACGTGAAATTTTAAAATACGCTGGTGATATGCAATATTCTGATAATTATAAAGAAAAAATTCTTAGATCAAAGATGTCATTCGATAACAAAATAATTGCCTATAAACGTCTTGAAGTAATGGAATCATTTGAAGCAAATGATACTTCTGAATATTCAAAATACAAGGCTTGGATGGATATTTTATTATCAATTCCTTATGATTTGATGATTAATAACAAAATTGAAAATGCAGCATCAAAACATTTTATAAAAAATGTACGTACAGTTTTGGATAAACGTTTATCGTTTTTAGAACGTGCAAAGGATCAAATTCTTAACATTGTTACACAAATGATTCGAAATCCTGATTTTACTATTAATGCAATTGGCTTACACGGGAAAAAAGGTCTGGGTAAAACTTGTCTCGTAAAAAGTATTTCTGAAGCATTGGGTAGACCATATCGTACAATTAGTTTAGGTGGCGAGTCAGATTCTTCTTTACTAACTGGACACGGTTTTACATATGTTGGAAGTTGTCCTGGAAGAATTATTGAAATACTTCGTGAAACTAAATGTACAAACCCAATTATTTTATTTGATGAATTAGACAAAGTGTCAGAAACACATCACGGAAAAGAAATTATAGGAAATTTGATTCATCTTACTGATTCTAGTACAAATGCCAAATACAACTATGACAAGTATTTTGCAGGTTTGGAATTTGATTTGTCTAAAGTATTGTTTATTTTTACATATAATGATCCTAGTAAAGTTGATCCTATTTTGGCTGATAGATTATTTAAAATTCGTGTTGATAATTATTCTATTCAAGAAAAAATGGAAATTACAAAAACGCATTTAATTAATACTATATTCCAACAATATTGTTTTACTAACCAAGATATACAGTTTGAAGAATCTGCTATTAATTATATAGTAGAATCTTCTCGATCAGATCAAGGGATGAGAGATATCAAAAGAAAATTTGAAATTGTAGTATCTAGAGTCAATACCCTTTTATTAACAGATCCTGAAGAAGATATTATTAGATTGAAATATAAATCATTATATCCTTACTATAAACAAGATATTAAACCTGTAAAAATATTACAAGAACATATTGATGTATTTTTATCAGACAGTATTACAGAAGACAAAAATGATAGTCCTCCTCCAGGAATGTATATTTAATCATAACCAGGAAATTATAACCAGGAAATTATAACCAGGAATCATAACCAGGAAATTATAACCAGGAATCATAACCAGGAATGTATATTTAATCATAACTAGGAAATTATAACCACGTAATCATAGGTTGTGTTGTACCAATTGCGCAAGCTGCTTCTTTTGATCCAGTTAATTCAATTAACGCATCCAAACCCATATCTACATGATTATCCACAGCGCATCCAGGGCATTCGTCCATTACTTTTAGATTCATACTTTTACCATTATAATTTACAGTAATAGTTTCACCACATCTACCACTCGCATTTTTTATTGCTGCCCAATATTTACTTTCACTAGTGTATTTCACACCTTGATTACCATTACAAGGTCCATATGACATTCCATCATTAAATGACTGTACTGTAGGACAACCTTCAACATCCTGACCAACTCTAAAATAAAAAGTAGCTTTACTAGTAGTTTGTAATCCACCTCCATTATTTTGTTTTTCAGGTTTTTGTTTTTCAAGTTCAGGTTTTTCAAGTTCAGGTTTTTCAAGTTCAGGTTTTTCAAGTTCAGGTTTTTCAAGTTCAGATTTTTGTTTTTCAAGTTTAGGTTTTTGTTGTTCAAGTTCAGGTTTTTGAAATGAACAATGTCTTTTTCTTAAATTGTGTCTATATCTACGAAGATCATGGTTCTTGGGTTTTAAAGCTTGAATTAATGTACCACTTAATATAAAATACAATACTAGTTTCATTAATAATCCAAAATATATTTTGTATGTATTTTGGACGAATCAATTTAAATGTTTATAACGTTTTATGTTTTTAATAGTTTCATTGTGTTTATTTTTACCATAATACAATGTTAATAAAGATGTCATTGGATGTTTTACAATATCATATACATTTTCAACAAATGAAATATGGTGATCCATATTTTGTGTACTGTTTTCTATTAGTGTTAATCTAGAATCAATGTCGTTTAATTTTTCTATAATATAATTTAACTTTTCATCGATATTATTTGATTTTAATTTTACGTCATTGTTATTCATTAAATGTATTTTTTTTATTATTAACCCAGAATAAAATAAAATACATTAATATAATAATAATGATTATAATACGTATTACATCTGTTACTTGAATAGTTGAAGTTATAGTATATTTAGTCTGCATATCTGGATATATTTTTGTAGCTAGTGATAAACCATTTGTAACTGCAGATTCAAGAGATGTAAATTTATAAAGATGATTACCATTATGTGTTCCTAAATTATACAGGTTGTTTATTGTTTTACTAGATGAATCTAAAAATGGTTGTTGACTTGTTGATATAAAAGCTGTATCTGTAGATATCCATTGGTTATTTTTATAAATGACACCTGGAGATAATAAACTGAGTGTAGGTTGAAGTAAATTAGGAAATGCTAATGTTAATTGGTAAAACACTTCTTGTATCAATTCATCTTTAGAACATTCGTTGGGAGTTTTATTAATTCTAGAACTTTTTTTGTCTGTTATTGTTACTGCTAAACTTATAACTGTTTTTGAAACTGTTTCTTCAAATTGCATATAGTCTGTCAATACAATAAAAGCGACACCCCATTCTGTTTTAGGAAATCCGTACACTTTATCTAAATTAAGAATAGTATCCCAATGAAATGTCATTGATAAATACTCTATATAACGTGTTTTAATTGCCCATTGTTTAAGAGTATTTAAATCACCAAATGCATTTTTTATAGGTCCTTCTGAATTTTCAAGTATATTTACCATATTGATTGGTGGTATAGCTAAAATGACAGTTTTACCTAAAATTTGTTTTCCAGATGTAACTATTTTAATATTGCCGTCTTTTTCTATTAAACGTTCTACATTTGTATTTAGCATAAAATCTACATTTTTTGAAGTCAAGTACCTGTGCCATTTTTTAAATAATACAGTATCCATTGGGTATTTTGGTTGATATATAGTGTAAAGGGCCTGTTGATTAAACAATTGTAAAAATTCATGCAATGTATAATTCTGAGCACTAGCTCCATCTGTTAATCTACATATTCTATCAATTATATCAATCGAGTCCTTTTTAAAATTATTATGTATCATAAATTCAAACATTGAAGTATCCATTCCATAATTGTAGTCGAATGTCAAACGTAAAAATGATATAACAAGATACATTAATTCTGTATAAGACAAAACTTTCCATATAGTATCACCCCCAATTGTACTAATACTAAAATTATAAGGTGTAAATGTATCAGTGAATTGTAATTCTAGATCGTGTAATAACTTGGAGAATACTTTATAAGTAGAACTATATATTCTTGGTCCATGTTCCGTAAAAACATTTTGTATAGAATTATTGTATTTTACAGGAACTCTTCTTACCCTATGGCATCCTCCTATATCATGTTCTTTTTCTATTATTAAAATTTTTTTATTAACATCGATATTACTACAATAATGTACTAGTGCTAATCCAGATGGCCCACCTCCTATAACAACAATATCATATATATCTTGTCGCGTATCTTCAGTATCTTCTAGCGTACTTTCTTGTCGCGTATCTTCAGTATCTTCTAGCGTACTTTCTTGTCGCGTACTTTCTTGTCGCGTACTTTCTTGTCGCGTACTTTCTTGTCGCGTACTTTCTTGTCGCGTACTTTCTTGTCGCGTACCTTCTTTCATATTAGTTTATAATATTAAATAAAAAAAATGAAATAATTTACACAGTAATACAAAATTAAAATGTATTTGTTATTTACACAAGGTGATACATATGATACGTATGAAAGATTAATGTCCGTTTTAACACCAGGAATTGAATATCCTGGACGTTTAAATGATAATCTTATTAAAAATGCAATTGTTGTAAAAACTGATTTTTCAGATGAAAAGATTTTCTCAGAATTAAAAGAAATTTTATCAATTGTTGGTTATGATGGTCGGTTTTGTCTATTGAAATACGTAAATCAAAATTAAAAAAAAATGAAAATAAGAAACGATATAATAAATGGAGTGTAATGGATTTTATTAATAAACGTGTACAATTATTCCAAAAACTTGTAATTAATCATTTTGAAAAAACGTATTGTTTAAATACTGTTTTTCAATTAAGGTTTTTACAACCAAAATCAATGTATGTTAATAATAATTGTATACTAGTTCATAATTCTGTATTAAATCAAACATATAATCTTGATTTAGATATTAAAAAATACAGTATTGTTTTTATATTGTATAAAAATATCAATTTTAGAAAACGAGACGACGAATACATCCCTCGTTTAGATTCGCGTATAAAAACAAAAATCATAAATAATTTTAAAAAATTAAAAAGAAATGATATTAATAATGAAATTGTTTTTATCGGAAGAAAATATACAAATGTAAAGGATAAAAGTGATAAAATTGTAAATTGTTTTGGCTTATTTTGTACACGTGATATAGACAATATAGCAAAAAGTATACGTAATTCTGAAAATGAAAATGGCTCATCTACTGAAAATGGCTCATCTGAAAATGAAAATGGTTCATCCACTGAAAATGGTTCATCTGAAAATGAAAATGGTTCATCTACTGAAAATGGGTTAGATTCTTTTGATCATACTAAAACGGATAAATCAATATTAAGGAGAAAATTTTTAATGAATTTAAAGTCTATAATAACATCTAGAGATAATATTTACAATTTAATAAGAAATGGATTATTTGTAGATGTAGAATTTACAAATGACATATATGATGATTTTAAAACATTTCCTATATCAATTGATACATCTGTTATGTTTATGATAGGTGTATCTTGGCTTAACAGCTCCAAAGCCTTTTCAGAGGCAGATAAAGAATCTATTTGCTATAATGATTTTACAGTAAATAGACTTTGCAAATTTGATGAAAAATATATTTTGACCAAGTTTTTAGATTTTGTTGAAAATAAATGGCTAAAAACTAATATGTGTGTATTATTATTTCATTGGAGTAATGCTGACAAATATGCTATAGAAAAGTCATTGCAAAGATATCCTGAATTATATTTACGATATCAAAATATGTTGTATTATATACAATATGTAGATCTATTATATGTTTTGAAAAAAACACTTCCATTACAAAGTTATTCGTTAAAATATGTTTCAAAATATTTTTTAAATATATCTTACGAATCAGAATGTCAAAATGGATTAGATGCAATGTGTTCTATTATTAAAAATGAAATTTCTTTGCAAAAATGCAAACAAACAAAAACATTATCTTATTTCCCATCTACAGCTGATATTATTCATTATAACAAAATAGATACAACCTTGTTATATAGAGTATTACAATATTTCATTTATTAATTAATTTACTTTTAAACTGTTTGGTTTTCTACCTCTACGTTTTTTAAGTGGTTCACTTAGAGTTTCCGTTTCTAAATCTTTGATAATCGCTTCAACTTTGATCGCTTCAACTTTGATCGCTTCAACTT